TCTGATAGAATCGCTGGAACACCATGAATGCATTCACCACCCACTTCTCATCTCGTTGTAGGTATCTTCTCTTGGGTTCACACAAGTGAACTTGCAGTGTACGTTCTTTGGCAAACTCCTTGCCACAGTATGTGCATTTATTTGTCGATGCCATGTGCTTCTATCAGTTCCTCTAGTTCTCTGTCTGTTATCACTTTGTCCAATGTCTCTAGGTCTGTTTCCTTCCAGTTTGGATATATGGCCTGTAGTTTCTTGAGACTCTTGTTGGGCACACGCTTCATTGGTTTCAGCCATGGATGGAACTGCTGTGTCTCTGCACCACACATTGCGGTCAGTATCCATAACAGTTTCTTGTGTTTGCCCAGTGTGAAGCAGTGCTTGTTCACACACTCATTGACCATCTCCACGTAGTGTTCCGTGTAGAATGGATCTTTGGATGACACATTGGAAACGTATCTCATCAGCATGTATGGTGAGTACAGTGATTTCTCCTTGTCATCGATCCTGTCGAAGTAGTCTTTGTTCCTGAAGTCAACGGCCTTGAGTCCGTTCCTTAGATCAAAAAATTTTCTATTTTTTTCTGCTGGCATATTTTAGTGCAAACATTGTACAATCTTTCGCTGTTGCAAATGTTAATTTTAGTTTCTTGTTCTTGTGTTGTAAACCTGAAAATTGGAATTTGTGTTTCTTCATGAAGTCAAAGAAATTATACATCCAGTCCTCGTCCATCCACACAGCAATCTTGTTGCTGGTTATCAGTATTGGTGCGTCAATTGTTATTGTTTTTCTACCAGACAGAGCCATAGTCCACTTGTTCACACTGTCTCGATATGTCCTTGACGAAGTAGGCGCACATAGGCTTTGGACCATTGTTCAATGGCACCGCCAACATCTGTCCTGATTTGATCTTGGGGAAATACCATTTCACTTCTGTGTAGATGTCTACCACGTCTATTGGATAGAAATCTGGTTTGGGACTAGATAACGGATTGAATGTGAAAGCATCAAATCCTCTGTCGTTGAGACTTGTGATTGGTAACACATGCATCTCGGATTGACCCGCCTCACCTATCAGCATCTTCCAATCCAATGGCATCTTTATCTTGTATGGTCCGATCTCTAGCACGGCGGCCGGTGCGTTGAAGCTCTCTAGGAATATCAGAGGTATATAAAAGAAATCAGGGTTAGCAGGATCTGAATTGTCCAGTACTGCGAATCGTAACTTCTCGTCAACCCATTCCGGTATCTTCTCTAATTTGTATGTTCTGTTATCCAGTGTAAGGATTTTCATAATTTATCTTTTCTATATTATACGGGTAATTGGCCTCTTTGTAAAACTTTTTCCTTGCCCCTAGATGTCTTTTCGCAAACTTGCAAGAACTGGTAATGTCCCATATCTGTACACTGTCCTTATCTTCTGCTTTCCTAATCCCACGTCCTATGCTCTGTATGACCCTGACAAATGATTTGCCTGGCTCTATGAGAACAAGATTAAAAATCCTAGGAATATTAATACCAACAGCGGCCACTCCATATGTGGCGATAATAACTTTATTTGTTGCAGTAGATATTTCATCATATTGTTCCTTCCTGTCTGTGTTTTTAGTTGACCCAGACACGAACACTGCGTCATCGATCTGTTCTTCTAAGATCTCCCCTGCAGATATCCTGTCCACAAGTATCAGTGTATTGCCCGAACTTGATATGTCTTTGATTGTGTTGGCAACCCACTTCATCCTGGTCTTGTCTGTGGTCAGCCACTTTAATTCTTCTCCGTACGTTTTGAACTGTGGATGATCTTGTGTCTGTAATACATTCACGTGACAGTTCGCTAGTACACCTTTGTCTTGCAGTTCACTGGCCTGTATCCTGTTTGATACATCACCTATGCTACATTTCAATCCCATAAATTCATAATCTGCTTTTGGTACAGTACCGGTGAGACCCCAACGTATGCCACAGTGTGCGAATGGACCTGTGAGTAATCTCTTCAGCACATCTGCTTTGGCCATGTGCACCTCGTCAATTATCACTGTGTTGATTCCTTGTATTGCCTCTAGGAAATCTGTGGTGTGTTCGTCCTTGCTTTTCTTCTCTAATACATTTAATGATTGCCATGTTGCTATTGTGTTGAACCTGCCCAGTTCCTTCCTGTCACCGTAGTACACGCCCACATCTAGGTTACAAGCAAGGAAATCTTCTTCGGTCTGTGTGACAAGACTCTTGTTTGGTACGATGGTCAGTGTCCTTCCGTATGGTTCCACCAGTTGGCACAAGGCCGCTGTGATTATGGTCTTACCCGCACCAGTGGCTATCTCTTGTATGCTTTGTGGATGCTCGATGAACTTGTTAATTGTTTCCACTTGATAATCTCTCAATTCGATTGGCTGTCCCGCCGCTGGATGATTCTCCGGCCAGGTTATGTGGGATAGGTAATTTTTGTCTACTTGTTTGAATTCAAAGTTGTGTTGCTCCCTTTTATCCTCAACATCTATGTAAACTCCGCCCTCGTCCAGTATGGGAAGTATTTGGTCAACTAGATTGAGATATGTGGTACCACCTAACCCAAAAAATGACACCTTGCCGTCCCACCTGCCCAACTTCACTGCTGGTAGATGTCTTGCATATGGTATTTCGTATTTGAATTTATTGGAAAGCCTCTTACGCCATTCGAGGCTTAGGTTCTCGAACTTCACGTTCACTTCATCTTTTATTACTAGTTTACAACTGCTCATTCTAAAGTTTCACTATTATGTGATCATGCCAATCCCAACTACTCGGTTGGTGATCACTATAATACAACTTTTTTGGAAGATTTTCAAGCATTCTTTTCAAGTTGTCCGTGCCCGTGGCATAATAACCACCGCCTATACCAACCAGTGATGCTTTTGGTTTTACTTTGCTTTTGATCAACGCCCTTGGTATTCTGTTTCTAACAAAGATGATCTTTGTTTGTTCGTTGATTAATTTGAACTGTTTACTCATTTGATGCAACTCGTATAGGTTCTCGAAGAACTCTTTTGATTTTTGATTGTCTAAAAGATATGTCCTTTCACTGTTGAAACGTTCTAGGTCTTTCTTGTAGATGGGTTCCTTGACATCGAATCCCCAACTGCATTCATTCAACAGGTCAACGCCGTGTGCCTTGAACGCATTCATCCATTCCCAGAAATCCTTTACATCATCTTCCATGTGTATGTCACCACTCACTGGCATGATCAATGGGAAACAGTCTAATTCAATGAGACCTTTGACCACTTCCTTCTTCGAGAAGCTCTTAGAGTCAATCCATAACTTGTGGTAATTGTTGTGTGCTATCTTGTGACCTATCATGGTATTGGCCGGAACATTGATCCCTTTGGTTGATATGTTGAAGTTCTTTAGTGAGTCTACTTGTGTCAATGCTGATTTGTCCTTAAGATTTTGATTCCAATATTCCTGCAGTGATTCAGGGGCATTGTCTAACACAACCTCACCTGCTATCAATCTTGCCGTGGGTTTACGATGTCCTATCACCTGTTTTTTTATTTCTTCGTAGTCATCGAGCAGACTGTCGTCTGTGAATTTGAAATCATATCTAACGGCTATCAAGGTTAGGTAGTAGGCAGTGACGTCACTGTGTTTGAAGGTCCATTTCTTCTTCTCACCGTCATACAACGCATACATTCCTGGCAGGTCACGTTTGTCTTTCATGCAACGTATCAGTTGTATCACTTTCTTGTTATATGGGAATCTCATCTCAATCCTGTCAACGTTGTCGTCGTCCGTGTACTTCTCAATGACCTTGTCAAAACTGATCACGCGGAAGTCGTCCTCATACACAGGGTCGTCTAATAACTTTTTTATGTCCATGCCGTGTGCCTGGAATTTGGTAAGATATCTTTTCAGTATCACGAGTGCCAGTCTGGCCTGTTTCTCTGTCCAAGCGTATTGTGACTCTGCCAGCGATCTCACAGTTTCGTAGTCTTTGGGGTGTGGCTTGATTACGGCCCTATTTCCTGTTATTGAAGGGTTCGCCCAGAAATAATCGTTATATGCTAGTATTTTAAGTGCTTCGTTAATTGTTTTTGGCAAATCTGTGTACATTTTTAAACCTGGTAATATTGATAATTATTAGTATATTATAGCATACTTGGTAATATAGTCAACCTATGAAAAAGACCAGTAAGAAGACTGTCACAGTCCGGAAACAATTGAAGATCAGGTTGGA